AATTGTGTCGATTTTGTGTAGTCTTTGACATATTAGCATATTAGTCTAGTATTTTATTCTTCTTCCATATTTATGCGTGCATAAATACTTGTATGGGATACACACTAGAACAATACGAAATTGTAGGAGGAAAAGACCCCGTTACTCAAGATCCAGTAAAGGGAAAATTTCCTTATGGAGCTGGAACATTTAAAAAATACTACAAGACTCTCATAAAAGATGCTAAAGTAAATGTTGATGGTATATTTGGAGATGATGATGACAAAAAAGGTATGGGTCCATTAAAATTAAGTACATCTCAACTGGGCTATGTAATAAAATTAATTAGAGGTGATGTAGTTAAGGTAGATAAACTATTAAAAACAGGTGGAGGGATACCTAAACTAGCTGGTAAACCAGATATGTTTTATGACACTTCAACGATAGGTGGTAAGCCTAGAGTGTCACTAGATTATGGTCCAAAAAATGCTGGGTTTAGAATAACACTTGAAGCTACAGATGCTTCTCCGCGAACCGCAACGAGTAGAGCTAAAGGTAATAAACCTTCTACACCCCAAAACGAAAAATGTACTATGAGAATTATTGAATTAGTATTAGGAAAAAATACCCGATGGATGCCAAAGCTGGTTACTGGACCTAAAGCTTTAGAAGGTAATAGAGAATTATTTGATAAGTTTATTATACCTGAACTCAAAGTAATTTATCCAGATGTTGTCAAACATGGCCGCAGAGATTGGTATATGCATTACTTAACTCAATTTATAGATGTTCTAAAAGCTAAAAGTGGACCTGGTGGTACAGTTAAAATTCCTAACAACCAATTTAATATATTCAAGTATGGTGATGATGATGATAGTTTTATGAAACTCATCGAGGATCTTATTCAAAAAGAAGGGCCTCCTGATGTTCCTGATAAGAATGGTAATCTAGTAAGTTGGGAACAAAATCCACATCTACCACCATTCTTTAAAAATGCACCTCACGGCAGAAAAGGTGAAAAAGTTAAAGAAGGTACCTGGCCTGAATTTGGAAAAATCAAAAAAAAAGATTCATGGAATCCAGCAGACATATGGTTAGTTAGGAGAGGACCTGAATACGAAAAATTAAAAAAAGAAATTAAATCGGTTTTTACTATAAAAGAAATAAACAAACTCTTACGAGTAGCTTTTAATAAAGGTATTCTTATAGGAATTTCTCTTAAAAAAACTGATGCCACAGTAGTTAAACTAGGAACTTCGCATTGGGAAATGGTTAATTTGAAATTCGAACCTAAGACTGGCACAGCTGTCAAAGACCGCCAAGCAAAGGTTAAACCTGGAACTTTAACAATGGATTTTCCATGGGACGGAAAAACCTTTTCAAAAACATCTTATGAATGGATCCTTATATCTGGTTCTAAACGTGAGAAATTCCGTATGGGAACTGCTGGTTCTGAAATTTCAACGATGAACTATGAAATGTATCCAGTTGACGGTGTAGCCGGGTACGGTAAAGTTCCTAAAGATATAATGAGAGAATATTTAAAAATGCAAAAAACCACCAATTACAAAGACCCTAGCCCATGGGCTCAGAAAGCAGGCGACCAAAAATCAAACTCTCTATTACCTGAAAAAAAGAATATGAAACAGTTGCTTCCTTTAGAAAAAGGAGATGAGAATTATAAGAATTGGGAAGAAATAGTAAAAAATATTAATGGATCTAAAGGGTTTACAATTAACTCAACAGGATTAGATAATGTTGTAGATAATCTATTAACTACATCCATAAACAGTAAAGGTAGACTTACGAAACAAAATAATATAGTAATGCAAATGCTCTTATGGTGTCATCTATGCATAGGCTTCCAAGAAAAAAATGGTTTAGATAATCTACTAAAAGGTTTGTTTTATATGGCTCAAAAGAAAGGCTCGATTGGAAAGAAAGAATTTGGTCCTTTCCACAAATGGTCTTAAACTACCACACCCAACTACTATAAAAATATCTTAAACCTATCTTTTATTATACTTCACTAAAAATCTTTCTACTACATCAGCCCTAGTCAAAGACACAGCACCTATGTGGAAATCTCTGTTGTCTGTATAGCTTAATTGTTCCATAATCTTGCGGACACATTTATCTGGTGTATTATCCTTCACAAAAAACTGACTGCCTTTTGTAACATTTGTATCACCCACCTTACCTTCTATCTGTGCTATGGTAAAGTCATACTCTTGTTTGAGTTGCTCTAGTTCTTCTGGTGTTGTTCTGGAGATATGCCTGTGTATCATATCAAACTGAGGACAACTGGACTGCCTGATTATCTTTGGTCGTAGTTGTGGATACTTGTTCTCCCATATCTGGAAAACACACTTGACCGAATAGGGCTCTCCGTCTGGTGTTACAAACTCTCTTACAGGAGTTTCATACACCAAATGCAATACAGGATTCACTCGGTTGATAAAGGTAAACTTGGAGAAGATACTCGGTAATATCATAGCCACAACATCACTATGCTCAGCACACCTGTTGAGAAACTGCATTGCTATCTTACCCTTCCTACCAAATGGAGGATTACCGATAACAATATTTTTGCCAGGAGGAAACTCCCACTCAAAGAAATCTACACCAAACTTGATATCAATACCAATCTTGTTAGACGGCATCAGATTTAGAAACGCACCGGCGCCACACGATGGCTCTATGAATGTATCAAAGTTGGTGCCGTATCTGTCTATAACTTCAGCATACAATCGCTTAGCATCTTCAGGTCTTGTATAAAATTCTTCACGCTCTACTATTCTAAACTTTGAAGTCTGCAAAACGGTCAACAATTTCTTCCTCTTGGCCTGTATCTACCAAATCTGTTTGAGCTGTTTGTGCTACATCATACAGCTTCATCTTGCCTCTATCAACACCAACAATAAACTTCTTATTCAATGTTGGATCATTGTATCTATTCTTTAGTTGTTTTACCAGCATCTGGTTCAACTCTTCCAACTCATCGGTAGATATCAACGCAAACATCAAGTCTGCTGTGGCTGGTAGACCAAAGGATTCTGATGTATCTTCCAAACCAATATCAGTTGACACAAATCCTGTCCTTGTTGTCTGTGTTGCTGATACAATAGGCAGATTACATTCTACAGCAAGCCCTCTCAATTCTTCTGCGATGGCTTTGATGTATGTGTAAGAATTCACAGCAGCACTGGCTCTAAACCTACTCGATGCACAGATATTCAGATAATCCACATAGATGATATCTGGTTTGAAATCCTTTTTCAATGCCAACTCATTCAATAACGACCTAAAATGACCACAATGAGCAGACGCTGTTGGATATTCTTTGACTATCAATCTACCGTGAGTTTTCTTTTGGACTTTACCAAACCTATCTTCATACATATGTCGTGGAAGGTCATGCAAATCTTCCATTGAGATATTCATTAGATTGGCATCTATTCTCTCTGCAATCTTTTCTTCTGCCATCTCTAAAGTAATATACAATACATTCTTGCCTTGCATTAGAGTAGCTGATGCTGAATGGCACATGAATAATGACTTACCAACACCTGTGCCGGCAAGACATACATTTAGAGTTTTCTTTGGAAGTCCGCCTTTAGTAATACGATTGAAATAATCCAAATCAAATGGAATCTTATCTTCTACTGTGTGATAAAACTCATATCGGTCTATTGACTGCTCGAGATAATCATGTCCGATGTGTGTATCAAAGGACACTGAAAGAGCTTCTGTAAGAATAGTTGGAATAGCCTCAGGAGTTTTGTCCTTATCTTTTCCATCTATGATTTGGATGCCATTGAGTATGGCTTGATAAATGGCTTTGTCTTTACACCACTGCTCTGTTTCATCCAAGAGCCATTGCAGCTCTACTTTTGATTCAGTTATTTTTTCAGAAAGATAATCAGTAGCAGATTTATATTGGTCATCTGTATATGTTGCCTTACCAATCTCAATCAATAATGCTTCAACATCTGGATTATTTTTATATCTATCTACATAATCCCAGATAGTTTTATATATGACCTTCTCTACCTGATCTTGGAAATATTCTTCCTTGATAAATGGGATTGCCTTTCTAGTATAATCCTCATTATGAATCAGGTTGCTCAGTATTGTCGTTTCTATTCTCATCATTCACCAAATTATAATTTTCATTCTGCACGCTTTCTTGTAACACCGTCATAAAGATATCACCTAAAGCATTCTTAAAATCGCTTGTCAAAACATCTACTTCATTAGGATTATACAACACTTCATACTTAAAGTCAATAGGGATTTCCTCTACACTTTCCAAATCTAAAGGTTCTCCATTTTCATCCTTTAATATTATTCTGCCATCCTTAAAAATAAAAATAACATTCTCATAAGGACCTTCTTGTATTATTAAGGCACTTTCTTTTGTTTCTTTGTTTTCTATCCAATCAAATCTATACATAATGTAAATACGAATGAGCAAAATATTTCGGACCAGATACCGGCTTTCTACCGGCGTGTAGCCAAGGCCACATTGGAGGAAATATTACCATTGTTCCTGCTTTTGGTTTCACCGATAAAGGTATATAAGTTCCTGGTTTATACAACTGTGGGAATTCTGTTTCACCACCTTCTTCAACATCATTTAGATAGATAAGAAAATTGAGGAATCTTTTTTCACAACCTTTAGATGAATCCACATGGTCATCAAATCTATCAAAGCCATTAGGCAGATATCGTTTTATTCTGATAGCCTCAAAGCCATAATCTTTTGTTGTTATGGGCCACATTATTTCAGTTATGTTACAATCTTTTTTATAGATACTAACATAATGCAGCATAGCCTCTATCAACTTTTCTCTTGTGCCTATCCATTCATCATGGTTATAAATGTTTATCTGATTGAATGATACTACCAAATCATTCTGTTCCATCAAAACCTTTTCCTGTCGGTCCTCAAACTTCTCAAACTTGTCAATAAGAAACTCACAAGAATCCTCATCTAACACCTTATCATAGATGCGGATGTAATTATCCATTATTGATATTTAATCTTTTTATGACTGTTGCAAAATCTTCAGCTACAGTATCTTTTTTAACCATTCTTAGTTTCTTCTTTGTTTTAGCCATATTTAAACTCTTTACCAGCAGCCTCATCTAACTGTTGCATAATTTCTTCAGTAAGATACTTTTCTGGATCTTCTAGTATCTGTTTGCCAAAAAACTTTGAGCCATCTGGCAACTCATAGCGTGTAGATACCTTTTTGATAATGTCATACTTCTCAGCAAGCTCTAAAAGACCGTAATACCTGTCTAAACCCTTTGTGTAAGACAACCTAACGTCTACCATTTGATTCTCTTTTGTTAGACGGGACTTGTATGTCTTGCAATGTATGATGTTACCCACAACGTCTGTACCTACTTTGTCTTTCTTCTTTGATAGATAGATTATTTGTGAAGCGGCATACTTGAGTCCTGAACCACCACCCATTTCTTTCTGTGGGAACATCGAACCAATTACATCATAGGTGTGATTGGTCATAATCATTGGCACTTTCAGTTTGCCAAGTTTCAATGTCAATACACGGAAGGTAGCCTTGACTATCTGTGACCGTGTCATGTCTTTAGTTTCTTTACCCGCTTCTGTATCTTCAATCTCTTTTGTTGTAGATAACATTCCTAAACTATCTAGGCAAAGCAATAGAGGCTTACCCTCTCCTTCCTTCTCATAAACATCCAATACTTGTAACGCCTGGAAGCGAAACTCTTGTACCGTAGTTACAGGTAAGATGGCTATTCTAGTGGAATCTATACCACGGTCCTCTATCATATCCTTTGTGATAGCTGACTCTGACTCAAAAAACACCACATTTGCTTCTGGGTCTTCCAGAAAGGTGGCACATACACCTAATGCAAAGAACGTTTTGCCGGTCGCACTTTCGCCAGCAATCGCCGTAATTTTGTTGTTGGGTAGACCACCGTATATCGAGCCGCTAACCAAAGCATTGAATATGTAACTACCAGTATCCACATACCCACCAACATCAGCGGCGTCAACGCCATCCGCCACAACGGCGGCGTAGTCGTTACCCGTTTCTTTGATAACATTTTTAAGAAAGTTTCCCATTATCAAAATTCTCCTTCAATACTTTTAAATTTTCATGTATCAACCTTTCGCGTTTTTTAACATTACGTTTATTCGCACGCGCAGATGACCTTCGTTTTTTGTTTTTAATTTTTCCTTTAAGTTTTCTCATGTTTCACACCAATAAGCTGGACTAC